AGCACCAGTAGCAGCACCAGGAGCAAAGCCAGGGCCAGGTGGCAAACCGGCACAAGCAGCAGCACCTGTAGAACCAGGAGCAAAAGCAGGCCCCGGAGGTAAACCAACTGCACCAGGACAGACAGAACCAGCAATGGATTTCAAAGCTGTACAACAAGCAGTTGCTAAGTTAGGTCCTGAAGATGCAAAATCATTAGTAAATCATATCGATTCACTAGCAGCAGCCCCTCAAACAGCACCAACAGCAGATGGTAACGCAGCAGCGGATGCAACAGCACCAGCAGAAAAAGATCCAGCTAAAAATGCAGCAGCAGGAGATACTTACGAAAAAGCAAAAGGTGATATACGCAAAGTACAAGGTGGACAGAAACCAATGCCACCGAAGACAGCAGCCACTATTGCAAGTGACCTTGCTAAATTAGCAAAAGGTGATAAGGAAAGTGGAGTTGCAGCAGCACAAAAGATTATGACTTTTGCTAAAGCAGGTGTTGATGTTAGTAAACAACAGCAAGCGTGGGTTGCAAATTCTAAAGCAGGTGAAAGATTCTTAACACAAAGTATATACTTTGAAATCAATAGAATGTTAAAAGAAAATAATTTACGTTGGAGTGATTTAGGATTACGTGTACACTTGTTAGAAGGTACTAACCAAATGTTTGGATTAAGCTACGTTTAAAAGAAAGGCATTCCGCTTTTCTTTGTAGTCTCTAAGTTTTCTTTAACTATGTCCCCTATGATAGCTCTATCTTCGTAAGATAAATTATATCCTTCGTCTAAAGTTATTGATCCGCGCATATACCAACAAAGTTTCATTATTTCATTCTTAACTTCTTTTTGGCCGTTTTCCATATGCTTAACTTCTTCTAGGATCTCAGCCACGGTCCAGGCTAGGATCCTTATGCGAAAAAATTTGATTGATCAAACGTAATTGGCACTTCCCAAGTTTTTGGAGCGCCTGCTGCAACGTCTTCATCTGTACTTTGAACTTTTAATGGCTCAAGTTGGAAAGTATCTCTTTGTTTTTCAATATGAGATAACACATCATTATAAAATTGCTTGTCAGCATTATTAATAAATTCTTCAATGTGTTGAGGATTAGTTACTTCATCATCGCCGATAACAATAGAAGTAATACTTTTTGATATAGTACTAATAGTTAGTTTAGTAAGTTTTTGAAAACTATCATTAAACTTTGATAGTTTTTCATTGTCACTAATTTTTTCATCTTCAACTAATGCAAAGATACGTTGCTCTTCGAAAGTTTTTAAACTTGCATCAATAAACTCTCTATATGTTAATGGGCGCACATTAATTGTCATGTCACCGGTAGTAAATGCTGAAACATATTCATTTACAACTAACTTATTAAGAAGTTGTCTAAGATCTACACTAAATGTTTTATCTTCACCTGTTACAGGTGTTTTTGTTTCAACTTCCATAGTTTCGCCGTACGTAGCAATTCTTATTGCAATTAATATTGCATCTAAATCAATACTTGGCATTGCCCACGGGTTAATAATTGAAGGTACGCAACTTTTAACTATTTCAACTGTTGCTGCACCGTTTAATAGTGCATCAGGTGTTTTCATAGTTAATTCGTCTTTAGCTGTCATTGCATAGACAGGATATTCCTCGCCTTCGGGAATGTTAATTGCATCAGGAGCATAAAATTTACCTTTACTAGGTAACGTGATATACACCTTAGGTTGTCTAAAATACTTGCGCAAAGGATTTTGCTCAATATTACTATTAAATTCCGCAGGGTTAAATTCTGGCATGTTCATCTCCGTATAAATACATTATATAAGTATGTATCTCTATTATTTATATGCGCATATAACTTGGAAGTGTAATAGTGGCTGAAGAAGTAAATATTGGTAATGTAGGCGGGGACGGAGTAGCTAGTGAAGTGACTCTACAGCGTCTTGTGACGGCTCAAGAAGCAATGGCTAAGAAATTAGGCATTAGTAGTAAGGGCGAAGCATTAAAGTTGCAAGCACTTTATAATAAAGCAGTAAAAGACGGTGGAACAGCAGCTAAAGAGCAAACCGAAGCTACTGAAGAACAAACTGTAGCAACACAGGACGCAACTAAAGCAACCAACAGATTTGCAGCATTAATGGGCAATGCTGTTGCTACAGGATTAGGCGCATTAGCACGAAGTTCATTAGAACTAGGTAAATCGTTATTTAATAACGAAACTGGCATAAAAGCATTTACTGATGTATTACCTGGCATTGGCGGCGCATTAGCACCCTTAGCATCTTATGCAGATGAAACAATAGAATCATTTAGAGGATTGTCTTCAGTTGGCGCAAGTTTTGGCGGCTCAATTACTGAAATGCGTAATGCATCAGCTGGCATGGGTTTAAGTTTAAGCGAAATGTCAGATTTGTTTAGAAGTAACGCATCAAACTTAGCAGCACTTGGCGGAAGTGTGGCACAAGGTGCTACAAGATTTGCAAAAATGAATAAGAACCTTAAAGCTACAGGAGACTTCAAAAGTCTTATGAATATGGGCTTTAGTGTAGAGCAAATCAATGAAGGAATGGGAAGCTACATTGAATTGCAAAGACGCATGGGCACCTTACAAAATAAAAGTACACAAGAGCTTGCTGCTGGTAGTGCAGACTACTTAATGCAAATTGATAAACTTGCAAAAGTAACTGGTAAGACTAGAGAAGAAGCAGAAGCAATGCTTAATGAACAAGCTGCTGACTCAGTTGCACGTACTTTGTTAAGTCAATTTGAAGAAGGGTCTGTACAATATAAAAATCTTCAAACAAGTTTAGCATTACTAGATGAAGTAGGAGGCTCAACAGCTGAAGCACTTAAAGGTATGCTTACAGGCAATCCAACCGAAGCAGCTGGTCAGCTTTTAGCTGTTTTAGGTGATGCTGGTCCGGATATTGCTGATGCAATGGCACAAATTGGACAAGGTGCTGATCCACAAGTTCTATTAGATGCATTTGAACTTGCTGGCGGAGAATTAGAAACCTTTGCAGGAGCAAATGCAACTGAACGTGCAAGAATTATCCAAGAATTAAAAGCGTCAGGTAATCCGTTAGGCGATTTCTTAGACAATGCAACAAAAATGACTGACCTTGGCAAACGTAATTTAGCTGACGCTGAAGCACAACAGGCAGAGCAAAAAGCCGCCCAAGATAAAAATACAGAAGCACTATTAACATTTGAAGAAAATCAAAGAGAGTTATCAGCAAAACTGCATGAAATATTCATAAAGAGCGGCGCACTAGATGCAATAGGAACAGCAATATCAACAGCAGGAAATGTACTTAGTGGCATTGCAGAATACTTAGGTAGTTTACCATTTGACAATCCAATGGAAGCAATTGGCAAAATAATAAAAGATGGTATGGGAGCCTTATGGGACAATAAAGGCGTAGTAGCTGCATTAGTAGCCGGTATAGGATTAATGTTTGCAGGTAAAGCTGTAGTTGGCGCAATGGGTAGTGGTATTAAATCTGCTCTTGGTAGTGTGTTTAACAAAGGCGGCGGCACAACCGCTGGACCAGTTGGAGGCGGTGGCAAAGGCGGCGGCGCTGGCAAAGGTATTGCTAACATAGGCAAAGGTCTTGGTAAAGGTCTTGGCGCAGTACTAAAAGGTATTGCTAGTGGACTTATTGCATTTGCAAATCCATTAGTTCCATTAGGAGCAGCAGCAGTAGGAGCAGCAATTGTTGCAATTGGCGCAGGTATAGCTGGTGCAACATGGCTAGTAGGCAAATCATTACCTTCTTTGAAAGATGGTCTAAAAGGCTTTGAAGAATTAGATGGTGAAAAGTTAAAAGCTGCTGGCTTAGGTATGGCAGCAGTTGCAGGTGGAATGGCAGCATTTGGTGCAGGTTCAGCAGTTGCAGGACTAGGTGGGTTAGTTGGAAGTGTTACATCAGGCATTGCAGGATTATTTGGTGGCGAAACAGATCCACTAGCACAACTTGAAAAATTCCAAGAAAAGTCATTTGACGAAGCTGTAATTACATCTAATGCTAATTCAATAGTTGCATATAGTAAAGCAATGGCTGCATTAGGAGCAGCAGACGGACTATCAGGAATTGGCGCAGCAGTTGGAGCAGTAGGTGGTGCAATCGCAGGCTTATTTGGTGCAGATGATCCGTTAGACAAGATGAAAAAGTTTGGGGAGTATGAATTTAATACTCCTGGTATTATTGCTAACGCAGGTGCAGTAGCAGCATATGCCGAAGCAATGAAAGATTTTCCAGCAGCACCGGCAGCAAGTGTGTTTACTGCGGCAAAAGATGCTATAATTGGATTATTAGGTGGAGAAACAGATCCGTTTGCTCCAATGAAAAAGTTTGGTGATTATACATTTAACACCACAGGCATTGTTGCAAACGCAGGAGCAGTAAGTGCATTTGCTGAAGCAATGAAAAACATGCCAGTTGTAGATGCTGAACGCTCCGGTGGCGTACTTGGAGCAATAGCAGGTTGGTTTGCTGGTGACGAAAAAATGCCATGGGATTCAGTAAAAGCGTTTGGTGATGCAGAGATAAATTCTGCAGGAGTTACAGCTAACGCAGCAGCAATTAATGCTATGTCAACCTCTTTAAACACTTTTTCTGCAGAATCACTTGACAGCGCAGGAATTATAAGTTATACTGAAGCTATGGAGAAATTAGTTACTGTTTTAGAAAAAATGAACGATGAGTTAACTAAAGACAACAGTTGGAACCCATTTTCGAAAGGCGAAAATGCAGGTTCTGCAATAGCAAGCGGAGCCTTAGCCGGCTCTGGCGGTGGTGCAGGCAATGATCAGTTAAATAGTGTTATGCAAGAAGTATTAGTAACACTTAGAGAGTCTAGAGACTTAGATGTTAAGATTGAAAGCAACACAAAAAATATAATTGGAAGTAACCTAGCACAAGGCGGAGTTAGCAATGTTGGGAACTAAGGAGCAATAAATGAGTTGGAAACGATATTTTACACCAGTACCAACGGGTGATAACCAAAATGGTAGCTATTCACCTTTTAGTAGCCGCGGTAACGGCAACATGGCTGGTCCAGCACGTTCTAATTATTCAAGCTATTTGCCTGATGTTTACGTAGGTTCACCTAACAGAGTTGAACGCTACGGTCAATACAACACTATGGATCAAGACAGCGAAGTTAATGCTGCACTTGATATTCTTGCTGAATTTTGCACACAAAAGAATGCACAAAACAACACTCCGTTTATTGTAGATTATAGAGGCAAAACAGCAACTAATAGTGAAATTAATATTATTGGACAATATCTACAGCAGTGGAATAAACTACAAAATTTTGAAACAAAAATATTTAGAGTACTACGTAATGTATTTAAAATGGGAGACCAGTTCTTTCTAAGAGATCCAGAAACTAAAAAATGGTTTCATGTTGATCCTGCAAACATAACACGCATTATTGTAAATGAGTCCGAAGGAAAAACTCCTGAACAGTACGTAATTAAAAACGTAAACTTTAATTTTAAAGATGGAATTGCAACAACTCCATATGTAAATAATGGTAACATGAGTCCAGCCGGTGGAGGACAATATAACGGATCAAGTCCAGTTGGAGGCGGAGGCGCCAAAGGAATGGTAGGACCACAATCGAGTATGAGTGGTTCACGTTTTACAACTGATGATTCTGAGTTTACTGTAGGTGCAGAACATGTTGTACATCTAAGTCTTTCAGAAGGTTTAGACAACAACTATCCATTTGGTAATTCATTATTAGAAACTATTTTTAAAGTATATAAGCAAAAAGAATTGCTTGAAGATGCGATCATTATATATCGTGTCCAACGTGCGCCAGAGCGCAGAGTATTCTACGTTGATGTGGGTAACATGCCATCACACCTTGCTATGCAATTTGTGGAACGTGTTAAAACGGAAATACATCAAAGACGTATCCCATCGTCGACAGGAGGTGGATCAAATGTCATAGACAGTAGTTACAATCCACTGTCAATCAATGAAGACTACTTTTTCCCTCAAACTGCTGAAGGGCGTGGCTCTAAAGTTGAAACACTACCAGGCGGTACTAACTTAGGAGAAATTGATGACCTTAGATATTTTACTAATAAGCTCGTACGCGGTTTACGAATCCCTAGTAGCTATTTGCCTACCGGCGCTGACGACTCAGCTTCACAGTATAATGATGGACGAGTCGGAACTGCATACATACAAGAATTAAGATTTAACACATACTGTGAACGTTTACAAAATCTAGTAGTTGAAGAATTTGATACAGAATTTAAACGCTACTTACTTGAAAAAGGTGTAAACATTGACACAGCAATGTTTGATCTTAAATTTCAACCACCACAAAACTTTGCAAGTTACAGACAAGCTGAAATTGATAATGCACGTATTCCAACATACACGCAAATGGCAGCAATACCGTATATTTCAAATAGATTTGCAATGAAACGTTACTTAGGATTGTCAGAAGAAGAGCTTGCAGAAAACGAACGCTTGTGGCGCGAAGAGAATGAAGAAAACTTAGAACCAACACCAGGTGATCCAAGTGCAGAAATGCGTGATGCAGGTATTAGTAGTGCTGGCATTGGAGCAGACTTAGGTGGTATAGAAGACGAAGCGCCAGAAGGTGCTGACGGAGTTGAAGGCGGAGAAGGATCTGCACCTGATACTGTTACTGGAGACGAACTAGGTGCACCAGCAGCAGGAACTGAGCAAACGATATAAATACAATATGATACTTAGAGAATTATTTTACCACGACCCTGAAACTGTTGCTCCCGTAGAAGACAAACGCTACGAGGAAGACTACGATGATTCATCTTTAGAAAAAGATGATACACGTAAAACACGTTTAACTCTAAGTCAAATCAATCGAATCCGGAAAGCATCTGAGCTACATACAGAAGAAAAGCGTGAAGAACAACAGTTCGTTAAGCAAATGTATGGTATAGCAGCAAACGCAGAACCCGGAGTATAATAATTGCAAAAAATAGCGTTCGTACTAGGCAATGGCACTAGTCGACAAACTATAGATCATACTGAACTAAAATCAAAAGGAACTGTATACGGGTGCAATGCTCTGTATAGAGAATTTGATCCTGATTATCTTGTAGCAGTTGATATGAAAATGATTTTAGAAATTAATAATGTAGGGTATCAGCATAGTCATGCTGTATGGACTAATCCTAATCGTGCATATAATGGCATGCATGGTTTTAATTTTTTTCAACCAAGTAAAGGCTGGAGTAGTGGACCAACTGCATTACATTTAGCTAGTACACATGATACAACTGACATATATATTTTAGGTTTTGATTATAAAGGTCTTGGTGAAAGAATTAATAATATATACGCAGACACTCCAAATTATAAAAAGAAGCACGATCGTGCAACATTTCACGGCAATTGGTTAAAACAAACTATCATCACAACTAAAAATTTCCCGCAAAAGAGATATATAAGAGTGTTAGGAGAGAGTGGGTTCATACCAAAAGAGTTTTCAAACATTAGCAATTTATCACACATTTCAATTGAAGAATTTAAGAAAATCTTCAATTTTTCCTGATAAATTGAAAAACGGTCTGTTTTGAGCCTATTTCTACGCACTTTTCTGTTAATAGAGTAAATATATTATGACAGCCCCGTACAGGCGCATAGCTTGTGCAGCAATTAAAACATTTATAGGAGAACGCAATGTCAGATCAAAATAAATTTGAAAAAATGCTAGAACTACTTGTTAACGAAGACAAGGCAGCAGCAGAAGAACTATTCCACGAAATCGTTGTTGAAAAATCACGCGATATATACGAATCACTACTAGAAGACGAAACAGATGTTGATGAAGCAACTGACGAAGCAGTAGATGAAACAACTGATGAAGAAGTAGATGAAGCATCAGATGAAGACCTAGACGAAGATGACTCAGAAGAAGTTGAAGAAAACTTTGACTTAGACACTTTTGAAGTAGAAGCAGATGACGACATGGGCGGAGACGCAACTGACGACATGATGGCAGACCTAGGCATGGACGACGAAGGCGAAGAAGGCGACGACGAAGACGCACCAGAAGGTGATGTTGAAGATCGTGTAGAAGACCTAGAAGACGCACTAGACGACCTTAAAGCA